TTTTCGAACGTGCGATTACCAGCCATTTTTACTTTACGACCGAAATATGGAACTTCAATCTGACTGATTGTAGACGTTGGAATCGAAGTTGCCTTACATACGAACGTGAACTGTTGTTCGGCTGTTGGTTCTGCGATACCAGCTGGCAGCGTCAAGAACACCTCAAACAGAGATGGTCTTGCGCCACCATACGGCAGTCCTCTTGCGGCGAATGTAGATACATTAAAGGGCATCGTTTTTTACTCCCTATCCTTTCGAATATTTAGTTCGCCTTTTAGAACTTTCCTACGATTTCAGTGAAATCAACTCCAGTGCGAACTGCTACGAAGTTCAGCTGGATGAAGTTGATTGAACGAGCAGGCTTGATGTAAATATCACCAATGAACTCGTTGCGGTCAATAACTTCTGGCGTATTGTTTGTTTCGTCGCAAACAACGCGGAAGTCTGTGATACCACGACGACCCTGAACGTCACGCAGGAATGGTTCTACCAGAGCCTTAAACTGAGCACGAGTGAACGCATCGTTGAACTCGAACAGAGTATACTTAGCTGCTGTAGCAATTGCTTTTTCTAGAACAATGAACAGACGACGAACGTTGATACGGTCAAATGCAGATGGCTTCGTGAGAAGCGTCTTGTCACCAAACAGGATCGTTCCTTCGCCTGGGAACGTTGTGATTGGGTTGATACCTCTCTTATAAAGCTGATCACGTTCAGCCTTATTTGGGTTCCAAGCCAACTTAATTACGTTCTTGAACTGACCACGATTGAAACCAGCTGGTGAATACCAAGGATCTCTTTCAAGGTCTGTGCGAACCATCGTGCCAGCTGTGTCACCGTTACATGGAACATAACGGAACACGTCGTTGTATTTGTCGTATTGATACTTCCAACCTGAGTCAAGAACAGCATACGATGTTGATGGCAGAGTGTTACGGAACGATACGATATCGTCTACCTGCGCACCAGCGTAGCCCGCGTTGTTAACAACGTCAGCCTGACGAGGTGAAAGAACAGCGATACAGTCCTTACGGAACTCAGCGATGTTATTGATGATATGGATAGCGCGAGTTGAGTCTGACGCACCACCAAGAATCAATGAAACATCAACGTCTTCAGCTGACTTAAACAGGTTGTAACCATTAATGTAGTCTACTGCACGAGGAAGAGCACCGTCACGACCACGAGACATCGAAACGTTGACTGGCTTTGACTGTGCGCCTGAAGCATGGTCTGTTACGAAAGCTGTTGCGCGTCCACCAGTAATACCAGTGACGTGACCATTCCACCAAACCCAACGTGAGTTTTTGTTGATGTAGTTCTTGTAGTAGATATCAGTTCCGCTTTCGCTTCTAGCATTTAGAGTCTTTGAAAGCCCTGGATGAATTTCAAGAATCGTATTAGCGATACCTGTAATTGCTCCATCTTCGTCAGCAACAACGATGTGCATTTCGTCGCCTGAACCACCGTAACGAGCTACTTCAAATGAAGAACCAGGAGCTGATGGGAAGTAATCGAAGAACTCCCAACGACGAGTTGTTGTAGCCTGAGTTCCAGTGTTACCAACATATTTCGACTGAAGTGTTACTGTGTTACCAGAAATAGATCCTACCTTGTAGCTACCTTTATCTGGACCAAGAACAAGAATGTCGCCTACAGTCAACTTTGTGCTTGTGCCAGCAGCAGTTGTGAATGTAACTGTAGTTGAGTTGTTAGTGAAAGCAGCTGTTCCTGTAATTGTGCTTTCGAACGCATTGGCTGAAAGACATACAGATACGCGAAGAGCGTTTCCTGTCAGACCAGGATACTTAGCAACCCACATACCAGCGCCAGAAATACCAGCAGATGAATAGTTCTGCTCATAATCGTCTTCGTTCTTAATCAGAGCAACGATAGAGGTATTACCAGTCGCAGTTGCATTTCTAGCCTGTGACGTTGAGTTCGTGTTTGCACCGTAGATAACACGAGTCACATACAGAGCATTTCCGTATGCTAGGAAGTTAGCAGCCGTGAAAAAGTCAACAGCTGTGTTCGTTGTTGGGTGGATGAACTGCTTAACGAGCGTGTCTTCACTATCGACGAGAACGCGCTGATCAACGGGACCCCAACGGAAATGACCAGCGAAAGCGCCAGTTGTAGTAGATACGGCAGGAATAATCGTTGTGAGATCAATCTCACTAACATTTACGCCTGGAGAAACTTGGAAACCCATCGGATTTATCTCCTTTATAAAACGAAGGTGCGTTCTTCGTGCTTCTGAATCTTCTGGTTTTATTTATAAAAACTGGGCTTTTATCTAAAAAAGTCGTCGGCTGCATCCATTTCCATGGATTGAACGGAACCACCATCGTCGATGAAACCTGCTGGAAGAAGATCTTCGTGCACTTCTTTCATAGTTTCTTGAGCCAAATTTCGTCTAATATCACTGTTAGTAATGTCTTTGAAGTATGGTTGCGTGATCAACCAGCCAAATAAGACTAGAGTCATAGCTAGATCATCATGACAACCTTCTTCAGCCTTATATGTATCTTTTACCTCAACAAAAGTCGTCAGCTCTTCAATCGTTTCAAAGTCAGTTATGAGGAGCTTGTTGCTTTCGATTACAGTTTTCAGGTTAGAACAACCGATTTTCTTAACAGATTTTGTTGTTCGAATACCGAATGCGGATCTAGAACTGAATCCGCCACCAACTTTAATGTTTTTGTTCTTAGTAAACGTTGCGATCACGTTTTCATACTCAAGATCCATGAACAAAGATTGAACAACTTGCTGACCGATGTTGTTCGTTTCGCCTAAAACCCATGCGTTGTTATACATCTTACAGAAACGATAGATCACGTCAGGGAACAGAAGTGGAGTTATTTCTCTACTTCTGTATTTGGCTACTTGTTTGTATGGAAACTCAGTGACGTCAAATATCGACAATGCAGAATAGTCACCCCCAACACCTTCAGATACGTCAAACACGCATATGTATAGCCTACGAGGATCTGGAGCTTTATAGAAATCCAAACCAAACGGATCTGTGAACGGTTTAGTCCAAGCAAGCTCACGAAGTTTCATAGGATGAATCAACGTATGTGATGAACCAATGAACTCGCACTCAAACTCTTGACGAAACTGTTCTTCGCTGGTGTTAGCGATAGTTTGCTTACGCCAATCTTCATCACGACCAGGAACGTCTGACCAGTGAATCTCAATCGGTTTGTATTCGCTCTTACCGTCGACGGCATCAGTCCACATCTTGTAGAAGTGATTCATACCGTTAGGCGTAGAAACGATGATGATCTTTGTTGTTTGACCAGACGAAATCGTAGGATATGTTGACGCAAAGAACTGATCGGCTAGATTACGCTGCACGAACGCAAACTCGTCAAGGAAAATCAAGTTATATGAACCACCACGGATGGCACTTGATGATGTAGCAGCAGCTACAACTTTTGAACCGTTTTCTAGTTCAATGTTACCTTTGTTCCAAGTAACAACACCTTGCTGTAGAAACTTTGGAAGATATTCGTAAGCAAGTTGAAGTTTAGCAAGCAGGTCACGCGCGAGCGCGCCTTTGTTAGCAAGGATGGCTACGTTTTGCTGATCTGTAAAAAGAATGAGCCAAAGAATGTAGGCAACCGATGTAGTTGACTTACCAACCTGACGAGGCAGCTTACAGATAGAGAAACGATTGTTTGCAAACGTATGCAGCATCTTCGCTTGGAAGTCCCACATACGGAATGGAATAAGACCTTGGTCAACGTTGACGATCTTGATATAGTTGCGCGCAAAGTATTCTACATCTTTGGCACATTTCATATACTCTTCAACTTCTTCTTTAGTATATGGATGAACTACACCAGCTGCTTTTAGATTAGGGTTGCCAAGATAAGTTTTTACAGCCATCACTTCCTACCATTGACTAATGCTTGCAGCTCTGCTGCGCTTCCAACGAATATAGCATTTTGAGCTTGAACTGAACTAGGCGCTTCTTTAGGATCATCAGACTTTTTGAGATCTTTCAGTTTCTTTTGAATATCTAGAAGATCTTTGTTAGCATCTACCAGTGTCTTGATGAGACCGCCCACGACTTCGAACGCTCTTGGATGTTCTGAAGTTTTGGCAACAAGTAGTGCTTCTTCCAACGCATCATTGCCTTGATGAATAATCTTGTGAAGATTGCGACGAGCAGTTGCGAAATCGTCATCAATGTTCGTATCAGGGGATTCAGCATGAACAACCTCTACTGCTTGCGTTTTTTGAACCATAGGCGGAGTTGACTCTGGTAGCCCAAGAGCTTGCTCGACGCTTACTTCAAAATTAGTCTTTTCACTCATTCGTCTTGTCCCGTCACTGGATTATACTTACGACCATCGCCAGCATAGAAGAAAGTATTAGAGCAGAATCCGTAATCGTCATCTGCGTCGATTTGATTATATGGAATAGAAGCTGAACTATTCGTTGTTGGGCTTCCGTTAGCCAATAGACCAGGCGTTATGACTACGCGAGAACTACGACCTGTGCGCGAAACATCTTCGAGTGTGATCTGGTTTCCAGTGTTTCCTGTAACGATACCAAAGTCGATCTGTGAGCGTTTGATGATACCCTGACGGCGAACTGGACCGTAGAAGTATGCTTTGACCGTGAAATCGAATGTATAAACGAGAGCACGACGAGTTTCAAAGTCGCCTTCGTATGTATCTTCAATCGAAACTGTGTTTAGGATCGTAGGAATATCTTGTGTGATGCTCGTTTGAGGAATGATACGAACGCTGTTCGTCCACTCTGGTCCGAAATACGGAACGATCTGTTCAAGTATCTGTGCGCCATCATCAGCGTTACGAACGAAAGCATACAGATTGAACTGTAAATCATACGGAACTGGCGCATAGTTGAAATCTAATTTATCTTCATCGGTCGTTACTTTGACGTTACGATTGTGTGCGTTCAAACGTCTAGTGCCATCATAATTGAGCGTTGTCATTTCAAAGCTCATGATAGGAAGCTGAATCGCAACCTGCTGATCTAAGTTAGGATCTTGAGTAATACGAGCCAAAAACTTTTCTTTCGGTGCATACGAAAGCGGAACAGCAATCGCGCCAACGTTTGTTCCGCTCGCATCGTAACGACGGACTACGATATCATTGAACATGTTACCAAACATGATAACATATCTACGCAGCGATTGGTGATAAAACTGTGATCCAAACATTAGTAGCGATCCACTTCAGAGAATGGATTTCGTTCACTGAAGTCGATATAGTCGAATGACTTCTGGAAGTAAATCTCGTTATTGGCTGTTTTAGTTTGTTCTTCGACTCTATATTCCTGTAGAATATATTCGCCATCTTCGTTCTGTAGGATATCTCCGTCTTCGTAAACAAACTGATACTGAAGGATATCCTGACTGTAGCGAGTTTCGATAGCGTCGATTTCTGTGTTACCTGTAGCCAGATCAACACCAGTAATACGGTCTACAAGTTCACAGCGCAGCTCGTATGTGTAGAGCTTGCCGTGCTGATAAAACACTTGCTCGTGCTCGACGAACTTGACTTCGTATAGTTTCTTATTGAGCGGGAAGTAAATGAAGTCACCTTCGTATGGGCGCGTAGAAGAAGTTTGATATCCTTCAGTTCCACCAGTTTCTAGACGCAGCGCAACAGAGTTAGCCCAACGACCTGTGTTCGCTTCTTCCAGCTGAATGTTGTATCCAACTTCCGTTAGAACCTTTTCATTTGATACCTGTTCCCAGCGTTTGCGTGCCATAACAAGAGTCATAGAGTCGCGAATCTCAAGATTAAACTTAGAAAGGAAGTCACCTTCACCTTCGAAGTTCTGTGTGTTCTTGACATACATTTCAATATCAATCGCGTCGTCAAACTTAGACAACGGATCTTCACCGAGCAACGCATCGGGTCCGATAATCGTTCTTGGCATATACTTTACATCAAGACCATGAATCTTGATAGACTCAATGATTAGGTCTTCAGCTGTATCTTGCTCACGACCATATGTAAAGTAATTGAAGTATTTGTTCGTTGCCATCGTTATCCGATCATATCAGTGACTGGCAGTGAGTAGTCGTTGATAACTTCGTCTTCTAGCTTGATGACTTCTTCGTTCGCTTCATCCCAGATCTTTTGACCATTGAACGTAAGACCGCCAGGCAGATTCATACCTTCAAACTTCTTTAGGTTTTCGCCCCACTGCTTTTTGACCAGAGCTGTAGCGTATTTCTTGAGCCACTGATCATCCCACACATCTGGATATGTTTCTGGATTGACTGTTTTGTAACCGTCGATCATGATATACTGATTAGTTTGAACGTCTTCATCCCACTTCATGTCAATAAAGAGTTTATCCATGTGACGATTGTAGCGGATAGGTTTCTTACCCACGAAAACTTCTTCAAGAAACTCGATGTGACGCATCGCAACAACGTATGGAGTGACTGATACGCTGGAGATGTTGAACAGTTCGTTGAGGTGTAGCTGATAACGGATGTTGAACAGATTCATTGCGCCAAACGAATCATTGATATCGAATACACGAGTCACTCCACAGAAATCTTCTGGGAGCGTGATATACTTGTTTGCAATATCCTGAGCTGTTAGCTGGTGCGGATAGTAGACGTGCTCCATACCATCGAAATGGTAGTCGCGGAACTTGAGCAAAGCGTCGTCGATACGATCTTCGACCTGCTCGTCATCTACGTTGATGTCGATGACGGGAGCGCCTAAACGGCGTAAAATGTAGTCTTTGAAGGCTTGACGCGATGCAATAGCCATAGGCGGAACTCCAATGAATGTTTCCGCCTATTTATATTATTTGCTTGTAGCTCGGTAGACGCCATCCCAATTCGCTGGAAGATTGGCTTGACGGAGCTCCTCAATACGTTCTTTCATCATCGCATAATACTCGTTCAGTTCACCTTTGAATGCGTTTTGAAGAACATTGATATAGACTAGAGCTTGTTCCCAATTTTGACGACGATATGCCTTGATGAAATCCGCATGAGATTTGAGATACGTTTTGTCAATTCCTGTTCCGTTCACAATTGTAAAGATACGGACGCCTTTTGACTTACCTTTGACCGCGATACAGTCAAGTTCTGCTAGAGGATACGCTCCGTCAAGCAGTTCAGCTGTGCGCTCACCAATAATGATACGAACATGATAAGGTTTGCTCTGACCTTCTAGGCGCGAAGCCAAGTTAACAGAATCCCCCAAGCAGGTATAATCAAATCTTTGATCGGAACCCATATTGCCAACGACAACATCACCAGAATTGATGCCGAGACCCATACCAAAAGGAGGAACGTTTTCAGATGCGATAGAAGCGTTGAAAGCATCGAGATCATTGAGCATTGCAAGACCCGTGCGAACAGCGTTCTTAGCGTGGTCACGATCATCCAGAGGCGCGTTCCAAAAAGCCATCTGCGCATCGCCGATGTATTTGTCGAGTGTTCCATTGTTTTCTAGGATCCTCTTAGTCATCGCTGTCATATAGCGATTCATTATCTGAGTAAGACCTTGAACGTCAGGTCCATAATGCTCACTAATAGCAGTGAAGCCGCGCACATCAGTAAACATAATTGAAAGTTCACGAGTCTCTCCTCCAAGTTTCAGCAGATCAGGATTTTCCTGTAACTTCTCAACCATAGCTGGTGACAGATACGTTCCAAACTGTTTCTTGATCTGGAGTTTTAGACGATTTTCTCGTGCAAAATTGTTGTAAATCAGGTGGCCAAAGCTGAAAGTGCCCGATAACAATAAATAACTGGCGTCCCAAAGCTGCATATGTTCCTTGAACATGTAGTAGGAACCATAAGCGGAGAATCCAATAAATGCTAGATATAATGGCACTGTCCATGAAACAGATGTTCTTGGCACAAGAAAGAGCAGTAATCCTAGCATTGCAGACAGAACGAGCAATTCAAGAGTCTTCGCGAAAGGCAGTCGGGTTATACTTGATCCATCTATCAAAGTTTGCAATGCAGCAGCTTGAACTTCATGGCTCCACTTTTCACCCAACGGCGTGCCGATAATCCCACCAACACCTTCAATCGTTAGTCCTAGGACAACAACTTTCCCTTCGACTTTATCTTTTGTAATTTCTGTTGCATCGATGCGCTCGAACTTGTTGTTCCAGGCGAGCCAGATGCGACCGTTTTGATCTGTATTGATGGTCGGGAAGGCTGGGATGCGGACGGCTTCGACACCTGCTTCACCTGTTTTGATTTGGTAGGAGGGGTCGCCAGCAGCTGTGCGTAGGGTTTCCAATACAAGTGAAGGATACAGTGTATCCCCAATCCGAGCCAGGAGAGGCAAGCGACGAACAACACCATCGCGCTCGGGAGTAGCAGCCAAAATTCCAACGCCGTCTGCATTTCCTGCCAAACTAGGTAGAGGAGCGATAGCCCCGCGCCAAGTAAACAACCATGGAGCAGGATCATTACCGATACTAGCAAACCCTCTGCGAGCAGCATCTGCTGATCGAGACTGAGCCGTGGGAGTCTGTGATATAACGAAACCGCCGTGACCCAAAGAAGTCGCAAGATCGGCATCACCACCCGCTCTATCCTTTTCGCTAAAAAGAATAGGAATAGCAACAACACCAGCCTCTGCCCAGCGGAGCTTTTCCAGCGTTTGAGCAATGTCTCTACGATCAAACGGCCACTGTCCGTATTCTTGGACAGACTTTTCCCCAAACTCGACAAGAATGATTTCATCTGACTTCTTAGGCTCCAATGAAGTGATAAGATAGTCAAAGGTTTTCAGTTGTAAAGTTTCAACGGCGCTCGGATTCCACGCATACACGACCAGCAGCATTATCGCTGAGATAACAGCTGCCCATGTGCTTGTTAGATATTTGCCAAGTGTTTCCATTAGTATTGATTGACCACAATAGGGCTGCTATAACAGCTGCTGTAACAAGTGTGTGAAAGACTAAAAGACTGCGGAGTCGAACCTGACTGAGTAACGCTAACTGGGATATCATTACCATAAAGGGAAAGATTAGCAGAGTGACCACTACCAGATTGTGTAATAGTAACATTTTGATTGTTTCCAATGATGTTCACAGTTGCGTTATTGACCTGTTGCGCATTAGCAGAAATCGTGAATAATAGTAATGCTGCTAGCGTTTTCATCAGTTACCCTGCTTAATTGTGATCGTCGTAGTTCCTGTAGAATTGACAATCTGTTTGATTTCTAGTCCTTCTTGCGTCAGTCGCAGAGTCATACTATCATACATGTTAACTGTAACGCTGGCATAAGCATTGACGGTTTCACGATACAAAGTCAGCGCATCGTTTTCTACAAAGTATTTTAGACCACTCTTCGGATCATATTTAGGCAGCATTGCGTTGTATTCTGCAAGCTCGTTCGTGAGCAGCTGCGAGTTGGCTACGTCGAGGAAGTTGTATAGAAAGTCTGCATCAAGAAAGTTTTGGCTCAGTCGATTATACTCAGTCAGCATATTCCTATCGAGTTCAGTATATTTCAGTAGATCTTTAGCAAGTAAATCTTCATCGAGGAAATTGTATGCTCTCGTCGTAGTTGTTGTTACTTCTGTTTTAACAACAGGAGGCGTAACGATCAATAGATTGTTGATTTGATCTAGTGATAGGTTCATGATGCTAGACTTAGGAACGTTCATGCTAGTCTGAACATTTACCGTTTCAAACGCTCTAGTCAGCCAAATAGTTCCCATATCTGTCGTGACTGAGATCTGTCCTACTTTGCAATCTCGTTCAATATTCTTCCATCCAACTGGGCAAGAAGGAAGAAGAATAATAGTAGAACGACCAATCTCATCAACTGTCCCAGAAAAGTCGGTGCCACGAACACCGATAGTGGCTGTCGGAGTTTCAACCATAACTTGCTGAGGATCGTTCTTCGCGATCTGACCACTGGCATACTTGATAGTTCCTAACGCCATTTTCATTCCGAGCTTGCCAGTTTTCTTACTGTCGTCATAAACGAAAGTGTCTATAACTAACTTGGAATGTTCTGTAATCTGAACCTTCGTGTCGTCTTTGAACGTGATACCAGCGCGACCATTCGCGGTTGTAATAGTATCCTGCATCTCAACACCAGTATCTTTGGCGCTGGGAATCACGTTCGTTTGACGTTTGATCTCAGTTGGTCCAGTTTGCTCTGTTACAGTTCCAACCGACGCATTACTGTAGGTTGGACTTAATAGACAGAGCGTTACCAGAGCCAGTGATTGTAGCATTGACCTTAGAGTCATTGCTTCCACCTTGCTTCACATCGACTGTGTTCGTGGCACCTACAATAGCGATTGTAGCATCATGACCGTTAGCTCCAGCAGCACCCGCTTGTGTGAGTGTTACAGAGTTACCGCCACCAGAACTAATGTCGATATTAGACTTAGCGCCAGAAACAGCTGTTGATGTATTGTTGATCGTGACAGTATTGTTATCAGAGTTGATTGTAACAGTTGAATCAATCAGACCATCAGATGTAGTGAAAATTTGGTTTCCGTCACCTGTGATCGTATTCGTAATGTTTGAACCTGTGCAATCACCCGCTACGCCGCAACTAATTGTTACGCTGTTATTATCGCCAGTAGTTGTAGATAAAATCGTAGCACTATCACCTTGCACATTCAGCGCAGCGATGTTAGAGTTACCGATCTGATCTACAGTTACATCATTATTGTTGCCATTTACTACTGCTTTCGTAGTAGAATTACCAATCACATTTCCTACGCCAGTCTGTGTAAAATTAATCGTCGATCCCGAACCTATCTGTTCCACATACACACTATTCTGCTGCGCGCTAGCATTTCCAACCATGACCAAGAATGACAACGTAGCCAAACTTGGAAGTTTCATTGGTTGTTACCCTTTCTTTTTCTTGTAACTCCAGAGCTTTTTCTTAGCTCCCTCCTTTACCATATCAGTCACCGCTGCTTCGATTGCGATTCTTACAGCGTAAGTTGTTGGTTCATTGATTGCTGTTCCAGCTTCAAATTCTACAGATTTAGTTCCAACATCAATGAACTTGAACACGTTCGCTCCTGCGCTCGTGCTTAGAACCGTCTTAGACGCACCAGTTGATAGTAAAACTTCGCCTGTGTTTACCGAAATCAAACGCAATACAACTGTGACTTCGTCTTTACGATATTCTTGTTGTGCGCCGATACCCAACATACGAGCACCGATACCACCAGATCCTATATTAGAGTCGTATCCTACAACTCCACCATCTAGCATAATTCCCGCAACAATAAGCGGAGTCAATGGCTTTGCTTGATCCTTTTCATACAGCTCACGCTGAGAACGGATTAGCTGGCGTTCTTTCACTAAGTTCTCGAGCGCAGAGCGTTCGATGACCTGAAACCAATTACCTCTACCAGCATCTGCAAGCGCCTTGTATAAGAATACTTCAGCGCCTTGCGTTACAGCAGAACTCAAACTAGCGAAGTTCTGAGATGGTTTGCGTTGACCTGTTAGATCAGGAAAACGATAAACCGCAATAGGAATCTTTGGTCCGTCAAGCGGAGGAAGATTCACCAACTCATTTGAGCGTTTACGAGTGATAACTTCAGCGGGCTCAGATAACGATTCAATTTTCTCACGAGTATCTGTTGGCGCAGCACAAGCAACCAACAGTAGTGATGCAAAAATCATACCAAAAATCTTTACCATGCTAAACTCCCGTATGGAACCTCAACCTCAGTCACTTTACCTGCTGGGTCAGTGATTCTTAGCGTAATCGTAGAACCATTATTAGACCACAGTATGTTATTTCCGGCGACATCAAACGTTCCGCTTGTGTTACCGTTATCCGTAAACAACTGCTCTGCTATTTTTTGCGAAAGCGTAGCATACACGCGCGACTCAAGATTGTTTAGAAACTTTGCTAAGTTTGTGTTCTTTGCGTCTTGCGCTTCTTTTAACGCAGCAGCTTTAGCGTCATCCGCTTGTTTTTGTCTGCGAGTCGCTTCAAGATTCTCGATCGTTAGAACGTGAGCAGAATAACCGACGCCACTAAACGATGGACTCTTGAACTGATGAACAATCTCACTTGCTTTTATCGGACTGCTTATCAGCAGGAGCGCCAGAATTATCTTTGTGCGCATCTTTCAGCTCCTCGATTTCTTGTCCTCGTAGAGTAAGCACTACGTTGACTTTTTGATTGAGACGAATCAAGTCGTTGTCGAGCATACGGATACGATCAATCAACGCGATCAATACTGTGTTGGCTTCTGATAGGACTGGTTTGATTTCCTGAGTTGCCCACTTCCACACGTAGAAGATCAAATACCCCATACCGCCAGCAGCAACGATAGGAAATCCATACTTGTTAATCAGTGATACGATATCCATTAGTCTCTCCTTGCGTCGTTCTTACCGTCGGCACGAGCGATACGATCTGTATCTGGCTTTACGCCAAGTGCGTTTGACACAAGTGTATCGACACGAATAACATCATGGTTCATGGTCTTGACGCGATTGTCGAGCGCAGTAATAATGCCGCTCATTCCCTTGACGCTAGACATAACGCCCGCTAGGATAAACTTTAGAGTCAGGAATACGAAGTAACCACCAGCAATAGATGAAGCGATAGGGAAACCCACTTCAGCCACGAGTTTGAAGAATTCTGCATTCATAACAGCCCCTTTCTTTTTTACTATTTATTATGAGGTGCTATATAATAGTATGATTGAACACGCCCTTTTTCCTACACTCGTCTGTGAATTTCAGTATTCTGAACATGACGTTTTCAAGCCCGTTTTCTACAACCACATACAGAACTATATGACGAGTGACGGCTATTCGAGCGAATACACCAATCACGTCAATATCCATCACGAAACAGCATACGCTCCGTTCTTTCGATTCGCGCTAGATTGTGTGAAGCAGTATACCAAGCGCCTGCATATCGACAACGATAAGTTTGACTTCAACTTGGTGAAAACGTGGTTGAATATCAAGAAGGATAACTCGACGCCTTTACACTGGCACGGCGATGCTCATATTAGTTTCACTTATTATGTGAACATCCCAGATACGTTCACTCGCCCGCTCCGCTTTCATCACATGGAAAGAAAGCACGAACCCTATCCTGGCTGTATCAAGTGGAACAATCGAAGTGATATCTGGGATCAGCTGAACGCATACTCATGGCAATTCAATCCTAAAGAAGGGCAGCTGTTTGTTTTTCCGTCATCGCTCCCTCACGATACGGTCGGTCAATCTGATGAATCTATTGATGAGGGAAATCCAACGATTGAGCAGCTGAATCAAAATCGTATCTGTCTAGCTGCTGACATTGTGCTTACATATAAAAAACAGACTGCAAGTCCGTTAGGATTGCAGCCTGTAAGTAACTGGCGAACGTTTGATTAAGGATTATCTTCGCCTAAATTAGTTGGTCTTAGAAGTAGGATATGACCATTAGCGAATTCTACTTCTGTATAAGAAAGTCTTGGATTGACCTTAGCACCTTTTGAACGAAGCATTTCCATATAAGCTACGCGAGCTGTATTGCTTGAAGTTCCTAATTCCTTGAAGAACTTTCTAGCAACAATCTCTTCGCGTCCATCGTCACACTTGCAGTTGTAAGTGAAACGGACTGTGTTCTCGTCAATCTGTGCTCTTTCCAAAGTTCCGTTTAGATAGCCTGGAAGAGTTTGAACGAAAGCAACATAGTTTTCCCAAAGAACCTTTTCTGAATCTGTCAGCGTAGAATTATCTACGAAAACCTGATCAGAGTCCTTTACAGAATAACGATGGATTTTATATGTGCCCATAAGAGTTCCTTTATTTCTTAAGCGTCCTATTTATAAGTCCAAGCTCGTTTCTAACGACTTCTGATGTTTCTCGTGCTGGCATACAGTAAGAAAGATGTGGCGCACGAATACGAGCGATTGGTTGAAAGTCGGGCGACTCGCATACCTTTTTCATGTCAGCTTCAAACGTTTCCAAGAACTTGCCGTTAGCTTTTGGAACAGCGAACAGAAGGATCGTTTCTAACGTAAAGTCTTTGAAACCAGCTTCAGCGCCTGTTGGCGTATTAGGATAGTTCGATAAACGTTTCGGTGATGAAACGACCAAAGCCTTCAGTGGATCCATATCAGGGATAGTAAAGATAGTAAAGTCAGCTTCTTTGTTTTCGATAGCAAACTTGATTTCTGGTGTCGTTTTATAGTTGATGACCTTCACTTTACCTTCTAGACCAAACTGCTTGATGAACAAATCGTTCAGCATCTTAGAAGCAGGTGAAGTTAGAGTTGACGCTGAGAACGTTTCGCCGTTCTTACCTTTGATATACTTCACCAAATCATCTAATGTCTTATGTGGTGAGTTAGGATGAACCATCACAGCTAGAGTGTTCTTACCGATACCAGTGCTGAGGATAAAATCTTTCTGACGATCAAAGCCTGGATTAGGATTCTCGACACCATTGAACGTGAACGTAGAAACGCCAGTAAAGACAACAACATTTTTACCTGTATTGGCTTCCGTATGCGCGCGAAGCATTGCTACGTCACCCTGAGCGCCTACGATAACACCAAGACGATACTCACGCTCATCCTGAACAGAATTCAAAATCTTAGTAAGACCGACTCCAATCTGACCACCAGTTCCTACTACAGGAAGAGGTGTAAAGATATCGACTACGGGTTTTTGTGTCGTAGCAATTTGAGCTAACGACGACGAAGTCAATGCAAGAAAAATGAATAGTGACTTAATACCAAGTGACATTTAGATCTCCAAGATTATACGGTTCGGTGAATATAGGTTTATTGATCCATCTCTGTTCTGGTATCTTCGCGTATCTCTTAAAATAATATTCGTTCTGTTCATTGAGAGCTTCCATCCCACTATGATCTGCTTCAACCAATCCTAACAGCTTGAACTCAGGAACTTCTGTGTTGCTTTTAGGAGCAGAGAACATATTTTTGTTCCAATAGTAGTAAAGCAATGGGTCATACTTACGATAAATGTTTTGAGCATTGTCGTGCTGACGTTTCTTTACTTTTTGATTGGCTGCAATACGTTCTTGGTTGACCATGAAGTTCGCATAGAACTCTCTATCGGATTCTAGCTTCTTCTTGATAACGTGGGATTGCTTGATAGGAATCAGAGGGCAGTCTGGCGTCCAGAAATAGTTTTCGATGGTATACATCTCTTCTACTTCTTTTTGCTGCATCAGCTTCACGCTGTTCATCGAGATGTCGTTGAAGCGGAATAGTAGCTGATTATCAACGATATTTAGCTGCGGTTTCTCGACGCCGCGAATAAAACCTGCGTTATTTTTTCGAGCCATATACTTGTTGTTGTTATGCTGCTGAAAAAAGTTTCTAACATACGGCGTAGTTTGAGCAAGATAAGTTGAGTTCGTTTGACGCTTACCCATTCCTAGGAATTCAAACTTTTTCTTACCAACGTCTTCGTAAGTGAAGTCGGACGCGTCCATCAGCGTGATCTTAGTGTTTGGGCTTTTTTCCTTTACAATCTTGAGCTGAGGAAGGACGACAAACTCGTATTCTAGAAGCTGACTAACAGCTGGATCTTGAATCAAAACATCACGAGGAAAATAATTCAACATCTTTTCGAAGTGAACAACTTGAATTTCATCAATGAACAGATCGTTTTCTAGGAAGGTATATAAGATCTCATGTGAGTCTGCTCCACCAGAATAACTGAGGATAAGATAATCATACTTATCACGAAGCTGTTTAGCTCGTTCGACGTAAAGCTCTTTCAATGACTGAGTCGGTTCGATTGTCCAGTCAATCATTCTGAACACAGGTTCATTGAAATAGTAGCTTATTCCAGCTTTGTCATTTCTTTTATTGATCGACACGTCTGGTTTGATGTTATACTCTTTTTCTCTCATCTCGATAGAATACAGCATATCGTCCAGCATATTCTGGCGATTGACGTAGATCTTATTATTGTAGTAATAGAAACCGCAATGCAACTGAGGATATATCATGTTGGTATTTTCCAGAGACTTAGCATATCGACAAGTTCCTGTCGATCAAAATCGTGATTTGGCTTTGCTTTACGTTTAGTTCCTGCGCTCACGCTAATCTTTTGAGCCGTTTCCATAAATGCCTCAGTGAACTCATATCCCATGATGGGTCTAAGCTCAACGCCATATAGGTTACATTTCCAGATATCAATTGGCTCTTTATCATCGTATATCGACTCGAGCATAGCATACGTCAGTTCTAGAGTGTATAGAAAAAACGGAATGCTATACTCTTCGCCGACGATAGCTTCGTTATAACTATCCCACTCGTTCATGGCTGGACGAATACGAACGTTTCCATTCTTATCTGGTTTTTCACCCTCAATCATATGCTCGCCGATAACAAGAACTCCACCATTATCACGAGCATATTCACACGCTACGATAGAAGGAACCGCATATAAACCATATCCGAGAAGTTTCTTGATAACTGTATCATAATATATTCTAAGATACTTCGCGTCGTCTAGGTCAATGATGATAGGCGTGATATCAAGCTCTTTACAAGTCTTGAACGCATACTGAAGCTCTTTGAAGTTTCCTGAGGTCTTTACGATGATAACATTGAATGGGATTTTGTTTCGATGGAAAACTCGAACAACGAAGTCAGAATCAGCACCGCCGCTGAGCGCGACATAGATCTTGCTGTGGTTCTCGTGGATTCGCTTTGCAGTAAAGTCTGCTGCGTCCTGAAAACTCATCTCACGGAAGGGATAGGGGCGTAAACGAACATGATAAGAAAGAGCTGGAATCATCAGCCTTTCTACTATGTTACTGTCCACCCATTCGTTTTCTGTTGCCATCAAATCCCTGCCACGTGCCGAATATCAAATCCCATAACGGAATGAAAACGCCATAGTTTCGCGTTGGATCTTGGTGGTGTATAAGATGCCACTTCCCGCTCGTGAGGAACGGATACAGATTGATCTTACTATTATGTTCTATGGCTTCTTGAATAAAAGCAGCCCAAACATAATATCCTATAGCCAGCCACCAATGATCAGTTACAACACTAATTATAACGGTTGGGATGACTTCTGTAAACCACTGATCTAGTGTGCTCTCCCAAGAATCGAACCATAAGAAGGCGTTGCGCCAATTAAGCCCAGTGATAGTCTGCTGAGTGACCTGCTTATGGTGATCGCTGTGGAACTTGCGCATTGGCTTCCACACGTGCGCGAGCCTGTGCATCCAGTAGATCGTAAAGGTCCAAAGAAGAAAAACTAATAGGTAGCTCATTCGATTTGATAGGGTTTACTGAACACATTGTTCTTGCCAGTTAGAGGTATGTGCTTCTTGAGAACGTCCATACCCTGCGCATACATCTTATATATTTCCGAGTCCCGCTTACTTAGTATGTAGGTGTCTCTTGGGCTTAATACAGTCAGCTTCGTCTTTTCAGACTGGAAAACCAGCGGATTCTTGATATTGTAGAACACTTTGTTTCTATCGGGAACTGGCTTACCGAGAGCTTCACACTGTTTCGTAACTCTGTTCAGAACGTGTGCTTGCTTCTTGATGATCTCGATAGCTTCTTTTTCACCGTCTGCATAGAAGTTCACGCGATGATAGTTCTCGTTATGATAATGTTGCCCGTAGTCGCAGAACGATAGGTTGCTGAATCTAAAGAACGCTTTGCCGTTATCATATTCGATGTTAGCCTTATCTGCTCCAAACACAACAGCTGTTTCGCGTTCGTTACTGTTACCAATCAATCGTTTTAGATCATACCAGAAGAAATGATGAACGC